AGGAGCCTCCGACTGGCGGAAAATGAGCCAAAATTGTTTGCGATTGCACGAGATAAACAACTATCACGCCGCTGGCCTGTCTCAATAAGCAATTTGATAATGAGACTGTCTCAACAAGCTCAAATTCATGCCCGATGGCCCTGACCCAGATCCAACTTGCCAAGGCGCTGGAGACAACGCCAGCCAGCGTCACGATATGGAAGTCTCAGGGGATGCCCGTGACCAGCGTGGACGGGGCGAGGGCATGGCTGGCCGCGAACATTCGCCGCCGCAAGTCGGGCAAGGTGGCCGCGCCAACGACCAGCACCAACCCGGCGCTGGGGCCGAGGGCGAGGCTCGACCGGGCGGCGGAGGGGGAGATTCGCCATTACGAATTGTGGAAGGCGGCAGCGAACTCGGAGGCGACCAACAGCCGAACCGTGGCCGAATTGGCAGGCGCGTGGCGCGACAGCCGAAAGGCCGTGGCACAAGCCGAGCAGGAGTTGGGGCAATTCCTGTCGATGACCAAGGCGACACTCAACAAGGCGGAGACGGTGGCGGCGATCCGTGGGCTGATCTCGGCAATGGTGCAGGATTTTTCGACATTCCCGTGGGGAGAGCAGGCGACTTCGATGCTGCGGAAGCACTTAGCGACCCTGCCGCCGTCATTGTTGGAGGCGACCGCGAAGGGTTAGCCGAAGCGTGGGCCGCTGGGCACGAGGTAACGCTGACGCCGCCGAAGCCAGGCGTGGTGGCGTGGGCCGAGTCGAATCTGAAGCTATCCGAGCGCATCACCAACAAGCCGGGGAGTTATCTGACCCAGCGCACTCCGTATGTCCGCGAAGTGTTGGAATGCTTTGCTGACGAGCGTGTGCGGCGGCTTGCCTTGGTGTGGGGCGCTCAGACAAGCAAGACCACGGCCATCATCGTGGGCATGGCCTACAAGTTAGACGTGGCCCCTGCCCCTTGTCTTTGGGTTATGCCCTCAACGCACCTTGCGCGCTCATTTTCCGAGACACGATGGATGCCGCTCATAGATCAGAACCCGACCTTGGCGCGGCACAAGCACGCCGACCCTGACAAGTATCGACTCCTTGAACAGCACTTTGACCGCATGAGCGTGTGGTTCACGGGCAGCAACTCGCCGGCCTCACTTTCCTCGCGCTCGATTGCCGCTCTGTGCATGGACGAATTGGACAAATTCCCAGCCAAAGGCGGCAAAGAGTCCGCGCCGTTGCAACTTGCCGAGGCCCGCGTGGCAACTTACCCGAAACACATCATCGTAACGACCTCGACACCAACCTACGAAGACGGGGCAATTTGGACGGAATGGGTCAAGGGCGATCAACGCAAATACTTCGTGCCCTGCCTTGGGTGCGAGGAATCTTGGGCCCTGGAATGGGAGCACATCCGCTGGGACGAGACGGCCAAGCAAGACGAGGGCTGGGACATGACCAAGGTGGCCGACACGGCGCGCTGCGTCTGTCCTGCCTGCGGTCACGCGCACGCGGAGAACGACAAGCCCTTGATGCTAGAGCGTGGGGAGTGGCGGGCGACCGAGCTTGCCGCCGAGCCAGGGCGGCGAAGCTATCACCTTTCCTCGCTTTATGCGCCTTGGCGCAAATGGTCGGACTTGGCCGTAAAGTTTCTACAAGACCGCGATGCGCCGGGAGGGCTTCAAGACTTCAACAACCGCGAACTGGCCCTGCCGTGGAAGCCTGACGGGGCGCTTATCACTACGCAAATGATCCGTGACCGCGTGGACGCCTCGCCGCGCTACACGATGGGGGCCGCGCCCGAAGGCAGGGTGATCGGGCGGCTTATGTCCATCGACGTTCAGCAGACCGAGATGTGGTGGATCGTGCGCGAGCTTCACGAAGACGGTAGCAGCTACCTCCTCGATTACGGCGCAATGGTGGGATGGGACGGCGTGATGGACAAGTTTCGCCACTACAAATGCTATCGCGGCATCGTGGACGCAGGCTACGCGGCCAAGACCCCGGCAGGCGTCTACGACTTTGTTGCCAGGTCGGGTGGGTTATTTGTCGCGGCCAAGGGGCGAACCGTTAGCCAGGGATTGCGCGAGCCCTACAAGTTCCAGCAAATCGTGTCGGGCGGCTCGGTCCTGTGGGCGGTGCAATTCGACGCGCACTTTTGGCAGGCAAGACTGTATCACGACATCCTGCGCGACGGGCGTGGCCGGTGGCATCTGCCGCGAGACATTGCAAAAGACTACATTGGGCAGCTTCAAGGCGAGGCACTGATTGAGAAAGACGGCGAGGCAAAGTGGCAAAGGCTGGGTCCGAACCACTTGGCCGACTGCGAAAAGATGGCCCTCGTGCTTATCGACTCCATCGTGGCGCAATGGCGCGCGACCAACGCGCCAACAGAGTAAAACCCAGATTTTCCTTGCCAACGCAAGCAGCTTGCGTATTTTGGTGACGTATGAGCAAAGTCAACATTCTAGAGATTGCCGCCAATTTTAATGCGGCAACCGACTACGACATCGAAACGGCCCTTAGTTTGACCTCAATCATCCTTCGTCACGCGCACACGGTGCAGCTTGCCCGCATCAAAAGCGCCGATCCTCAACTAGAGCTTCCCATTGAGATCGGCAACGATGCGCCCTAGAATGGAGGGCGTGAAGTGCCCGAACTGCAAAAAGCCCTTGCCAGCAAGCTATGTGGACACCCGCGCAGCCGGAAGCAAGGGCGGCAAAACAACAGGGGCGACAAAAGCCCGGACTAGCAAACAAGCCCGCGCTGCCGTAATGGCTCGGTGGGCCAAGCGCAAGAAGTCGGACTCTTGACACAGCCCGCGAGGGCATGACCGACGCGGCGATTCTCGCCTCATGCTTTTCTTCTGAGGAACTGTCCGACTTAAAGACGGCCTGCAAATCGCAGATCGTCGCGGGAGGCGCGTCACAGGCGTTCGTGGTGTCAAGCAGCGTGGGCGGGCGCTCCGTAACGCTTCAGCAAACCTACAACGCCTGGGAAATGCTCGGCCTCATCGAGACGGCCCTCGCCATCAACGCAGGCAAGATCGGCAACAACAGATGCAGCCGCGCTCAATACGGCACCTACTGACATGGCAAAACTGATCGACAAGCTCGCCAAACAATTTGGCTTTTCCCGCATGGTGGAAGCGGCCAATTGGCGACCCGAAGAACGCTCTTGGGTTTGGTCGCAGGCGCAAGACAGCAAGGTGGACATCTCCAACGGCGACCGGGTGCGCCTGCTCGGCCTGTCGCGCAAACTTTTTTACAACAACGCCATCGTCAGAAGCGCCATCCGCGACAAAGCGACTTACTCGGTCGGCTCGGCCATCGCCCCGCAGGCCAACAGCGGCGACCCCGCCTGGGACGATGCCGCCGAGGCGTGGTGGGACAACTGGAGCAAGTCGCCGGAAATCAGCGAGCGCCACGATATGCGCCGGCTGCAAATGCTGGTTTCCGAAGCCATTGACCGTGACGGCGAAATCTTTTGCATCCTGACCAACAAGCGCGATGGGATGCCCGCCGTGCAAATTGTCGAGTCGCACCGAGTCGCCAACCCGCCCGACAAGCTCGACGAGATCATTGACGGCGTAAGCCTCGACCGCTTTGCGCGTCCGCTCGCTTATCATGTGGTCGAGGGCGACACCTTCAGCCAGCGCACCAGCCGCCGCATCCAAGCGGATCTGATGCTCCACGTTTACGAGCCGGAGCGTCCCGATCAGGTGCGCGGTTATCCCGCCGTGGCCGTGGCGCTCAACAACCTACTCGACCGCGACGAACTCCTCCGCTTTGAGATGCAGGCCGCGAAGATTGGCAGCAGCATCGGCCTTGTCGTTCAGAACGCGCAGGGCGGGGTGGGGGCCGAGGGATTCTTTGGCGACTTGTCCAAGAGCACAGGCGAAAGCCTGACCCGCGAAACAGTTTTCGGCGGCGGCATGATTCCGCGCCTCAAGGCCACCGAGCGCATCGAGTCCTTCATGATGAATCGTCCCAACGAAAAGTTGGACGCGCATCTGGAGCAATACATCCGCGCCGCCGCGCTTGGCCTCGGCTTGCCTTATGAATTTATCTGGGACACCTCCGCTGTCGGCGGCGTGGCCCAGCGTTTCATCATTCAAAAAGCCGCCCGCGCTTTCGCCGCCCGGCAAGACGTTCTTATCTCCTCCTTCCTTGGCAAGCTGTGGAACTACGCGATTGCCAACGCCATGCGCCGCCGCGAACTGCCGCAGAATCCGAACTGGCGCAGCGTGCATTGGCAGACCCCCCGCAGCATCACGGTGGACGTGGGCCGCGAGGCCACCGCACGGCGCGACGATGTGAAGGCGGGACTGATGACCCTGGCCGACTTCTTTGGCGAGCAGGGACTCGATTGGAAAACCGCCATGCAGGAAATCGCTTCCGAACGTCAGTTCGCCGCCGAGCTCGGCGTGGTGGTGGGCGTCGAGCGCACCGAGGGGGCGACGGTTA